TTATCAACCTATAAAGAAAGTATATATAATAATTATATATATGTAAAGAATATATAGTAAAAATATACAGCTATAAGTTATTGATTTATATATAAAATATAAATTATTTCAATTTATTTTAAATTTATTTTTAAATTATTCTTCTTTTTCTAAAGGTTTGATAGTATTTAATAGGGCAATACTCTGATTAAGATTGCTCAAGATAATAAAATAGTTAGATAATTTTTTAATGTCTGGATCATCTTCATTCATCAAATCATTAATAATTTTCAAAGTAGAGTTTATCTCTTGTTGGATTCTTTCTTTGCACTTGTCATATATTACTTGGTCTTTAATTGTTGTCATATTATCTCCATGATTCACCGAACACCCATGCCACAATACATTTCCTTATGCCTTTGGTTACAGGCGATATCTGATGTGGTAAAAAGCTCGTAAATGATACAAGTTTTTGAGGTGTAGAATTATAAGTAACAATTTCTCCACCATCTCCGAAAAATTGTAAATCACCACCAACAAAACCTTTATTCAAAACCCAGCTAATAGATATTTTTCTCATACTTGCAACACCAGAACCAATGTCAGAGTGCCAATCATATTTACCGCCTTCATGGTATTCCAAGTATTGAATGTCTTGTATACCAGATAATTTATAATTAAATGTTTTATTAATATCTATTAATGCGTGGCTTATAAGTTCAGATGTAATAGAATCTTTTTGATTTAATCTCCAGCAATCAACACTTCTCATATGTGATAAATTTTTATCTGTGGTTGATGTTTTGACTTCTTCCCCATATTGCATAGCTTCTTTTAAAACAAGATCAGTAGAATTTTCTGGCATTTCAAATGGCACAATTCCATATTCTGAATCTTGGTTTTGATTGTAGACAATGTTGTCTGTAAAAAATTCTTGGTTTAAATGTTTAAGTTTGCCCATTGATTCTCCTTAAAAAACTCCCACCATTTCTGATGGGAGAACTTAAATGCCTTACCATTAGGAGCAAGGACTTTTAGGAAACTACAATTATTTAATATAAGCATAATTAAAAAGGAATGTCATCATTAAATTCATCTTCTAGTTTTTCAATAGTTTTTTTAACTTGTGGCGGAGTTAATTTTTCTGAATTTTCATATTTGTAATCTTCTCTTTTTCCACCATCTGATATTTCATGTTTAGTAAACTTAACATTCAAATATCCTTTTTCAGTTTTCCAAAGTGCCAACTGATAACCAACACCCTCTATATTTACAAGTCCTTTATAAGACGGTGCTTTTGGATTGTCAGAATCATTTTTAAATAAATTGCCAGAGTTTTCTCTTATCTCATAACCTGTCGCTGTTTTTATTGATTTATCTTCCATCTTTATTCTCCATATTAAGTTTTTTATTGGTTCGTTCTATACATTCATAATGATTTTCTATATATAAGTTTTTATTTTCTTCTACATAAGTTTTAAGAAATTTTAAAGTCTTATGAATATCAATAGATACATTTAATATTGCATTAGCATTGTCATCAACTGTTTCTAAAAATTTATCCATCTTCTCAATTGTAATATCTTCACATAACATTTTAATCTCCCTTTTCATCTTGCTCTTGTTGGTCTAATTCCCATTGATGATATTCTGAATCTGCATATTTTAAATTATGTTTATTTATATCTTCATGGTGGTCAGAACTAGCTTGTGGATATTTACCTTCATAAATTTCACTTTCGTACTTATCCATTATATTTTACCTCTTTTTTCAATTTCTTTTAATTCTTGAGTTCTATCAATAATTCTTTCTAATGCTATTTCTTCAAGCACAATTTGAATAGCTATTAAAGTATTATCAGATGATATATGGTCTATTAAGTCTGCAACAGACATTTCATCTTCTAATTCTTTGACTTCATCTTTTAGTATACTGCTTTGTATATCCATTAAAAATCTCCCTTGTTGTCATCAATAGAATCTACATCTGGAGTTCCTCTTATTAACAAGATTGATTCATATAAATATCGTCTAGCATAAGTCATATGTTCACCAATTTTTTTAATCTCTCTATTATGATAAATAGAAACTTCTGATTGAAAATACTGTCTGTTAATTGCATGAGTTATTCTCATTCTAAATTTTATTCTAGCTGATACTGTTCCCTCTAATGTTTCTTCATCATATACTTGTGTAAAATTAGAAATAAGATTATGTTTTAACAGTATTGGCTCAACAACATTTATCATATCTTCTAATTCTGTATATTTATAATTGTGATGTTTGTTATGTCCATTTTGTGGTATTTCTGCTTTTTGAATTTCAAGCCTTGCATTTACAAAATCATGCAAGTGCATAGTGTTAAAATCGTCAGTATGCTCATTCTTCATCATTTCATCTATATCTGGTTTGCTCATTATTGTATACTCCTGTTAAGTTTTTGGATTCTTTCTTCAAGTTTCTTGCTTATATATTTTTGTTCTATTTCTGGAATTGTTTTCATTAATGGATCATTTGTGAATAGCATTATGCAATAATCAATAAATCCATGAATGGCTCTGTCATCAAATTGGTTTTTATATTCATGCCAATTTATCATCACAGATTCTTTCGTTTGAAATTTAAAGGTAATGTACTTGTAAAGAGTTGAGCTATTGATAATGCAAGGTCTGTAATGCTGATAATCTTTCCAAATTATTTCTGCACTTACTATTGTTCCAAATATACCCATTACACTTGTTGCAGATAACTCTTTTATCATATCATCTATTGCATTATCAAGAATTATGCCTTTTGCTACTATGCCAACATTTTTGCTCATTGTCTGCTCCATAAAATGTGGGAGCTATTTCTAGCTCCCTGTTAATTTATCTTAAACCACCTTCAATTAATATTGCGTTTCCAAATATTGTTAAACCAAAAGAATCGTTCATTTTTGTATTTATTGGTAAATTGTCAATCAAGCCTTCTTCATTAACAATGACTTCAAATGTCAAATTATTGATATGCACTCTTTCTGGGTGTCTTTCAATACGACCACCTACTATTTTTTGCATTTCTTTTAAGTCTAACTGTTTATCATTTTTTCTTACTATTGTTATCATTTTATTTTCCTATTTAAGTTTTTAGTCTTAATCATTATATACATTATTAATGTATATGCAAGTATTGTTTTGATTTATTTTATATATATGGTAATATTACCATACCAAAATAATGCAAAAAGGAGATATAGATGACATTCAACGATTTTTTAAAGGAAGAACAGCTTAGTATTGCGAGATTCGCCAGGAAATTAGATATATGCGAATCCACAGTTACCAAATGGAAATATAATGATGTTATTCCGAGAAAAGAAGAAATGATAAAAATATATGAGTTTACTGATGGAAAAGTTAGCCCAAATGATTTCTATGGGATCAATCAATGAGCTTTACTGCTCTAGCTTGGGGAATCCGTCAATCGACCTCATCAAGTACAAGTAAGTTGGTTTTACTCATGCTATGTAATTATGCAGACGAACATGGAGTATCATATCCAAGTCAAGAGCATTTGGCTGGTCTGTGTCAGATTACTAGAAGATCAGTCAACAAACATATCCAAGAACTAGTAAAAGCAAATCTTATAGAAAAATATAGAGCAGTAAATAAAAGCTATGGGTATAACAAATATAAATTAAATATGGAGTATGAGAAAAATATTCCTAAAGGGTATGAGAAAAATATTCTTAAGGTTAGAGAAGATATTTCTCACAATACTATCAATAATACTAATAATATATATACATCAAAATTTGAAAGCTGGTGGGCTGTCGTTCCGAGAAAGATTGGGAAGAAAAAAGCTAAAAGTATTTATGAAAGGTTGATAAAATCAAAAGAAGTTACAGAAGAAGAATTAATAACTGCTATGGAAAGATATGCCGAAAGTGTTAAACATACAGACGATAAATTTATAGCACATGCGTCAAGCTGGTTAAATGCTGGTCGGTGGTCAGATGAAATAGATGTAAAAGATACTAAAGAAAAATTTAAAGAAAATTGGTTAATGTAATAATGGAGAAAAACAATGAGCAAATTTGAAGGTATATATACAGCTAGAGATTTATATGAAGATGTTAATGATTTATACGAAGGTAAAACTCATAAACAATTTGATGTTGGCTATTCTTGTTTAGACGAGATATTTCACTTAGTCAAGCCAATGTTTGTAGTTGTTACTGGTGTGCCAAATAGCGGTAAGAGCAGTTTGACTTTTGATATGGCTATGCAATTAAGTAAGATTCATGGATTTAAATTTATGTGCTATTCGCCAGAACATTCCGCTTCTATGAATTTAAAAAGGCTTATAGAAAAATACTGCGAAAAACCATTTGACGCATTTTTTCCAAACAGATTATCTTATGATGAAATGATAGGTGCTTTAAAATTTATTCAAGATCATTATTACTTTGTTGATATGAAAGAAGAAACACCAACGATTTCATGGCTGTTAGATAAAGCAAGAATTTGCGTTAAAGAATTTGGTATTGATAGTATTATACTTGATCCTTATAACGAAATATCAAGTGAACGAGGTAATATATCTGAAACAGAGCATATATCTATTGTTATATCGGATATAAAAAGATTTAATAGGGAAACAAATACAATAACTTTTTTAGTTGCACACCCAAATAAACAAATTAGAGATAAAGAAACAGGATTGTATAAAGTCAATAACTTATATGATATATCAGGCAGTTCAAATTTCAACAATAAGGCAGATGTTGGAATTATTGTTAATAGAAACCCACAAGAAAATAATACTGAAATTCACATTTGTAAAGTCAGAGAATTAGATTTAATGGGTAGGCTTGGAAAGTGTTATATGAGATTTAATGAAAAGACCAGATGTTTTCACCCAGTAGAATCAATAATAGGAAGGTCATATGATTAATAAAACAGTAATTAAATTTAGGAGTATAGTATGAAAACATTACGAGTATTATCATTAGGTGCTGGAGTCCAAAGCACAGCATTAGCATTGATGATTGAAAAACGACAATTACCAATGGTTAATTCTGCTATTTTTGCTGACACAGGTGGAGAGCCAGATGAAGTCTATAGACATCTGGAATGGTTAAAGAAACAATTATCTTACCCTGTTCATGTTGTAAAATGGGGTAATCTTAAAAAAGATATTATGAGAGCTTCCACAGAAAATAATCATTATTTTCCAGCTATACCTTTCTTTTCATTAAATGAAAAAACAGGAAATAGAGGTATGTTAAGACGACAATGCACTGGTCAATACAAAATTTTTCCTGTAGAACAAAAAATAAGAAGTTTAATGGGGTATAAAAAAGGAGAGAGAGTAGATAAGAAAAAATGGAAAGTAGAGCTTTTGATTGGAATATCTACAGACGAAATGCAAAGAGCAAAGGAAAATAAACTAAAATATGTGAATAACACTTATCCTTTAATAGAACAAGGAATGACTAGAGGTCAATGTATAGAGTGGTATGACAAAAATAAATATCCAACACCACCAAGAAGCTCTTGCACATTTTGCCCTTACAATTCTAATAAAAGATGGAAACAGCTTAAGCAAGATAAAAAGTTGTGGAAAGAACTTGTTGATATGGATAATCATGTAAGAGGTATTAATCTTATGAATACAAGGTCAGATATTACTGATCCTGTTTTTCTGCATTCAGACAGAGTTCCATTAGACGAGATTGATTTTGATAAGGAAGATGACCAACTATCCTTTAGTTTTGATGATGAATGCGAAGGTATGTGTGGAGTTTAACAATGGAGTAAATATGATATATGAGAAAAAGGTAACGAAGCTATGGCAAGGAAAATACACAAGTGTTAGAGATTATGAGATAGACAAAGCTATCCGAAAAGGTGGGCTGGTAATTCACTACAAAGATAAACATATGAACATAAGCATAGATGAATTAAAGCGATTAAAGCCAACAGGTAAATTAATTCAATCAAATTATAAGGGTAGTTATAGATTGGTTGATGTATTGTTTAAGCCAGAAGTAGATGATCTAAAGCAAAGTGGATTGTTTTGATAGATTAAATAGATTAAGATATATTTATTTGAACATTATAAAAGGTATATATGCCAAAGATTGACAGTAATGAAAATAAAGAAATGGTCGCAAAGTTGTCTGGACTTGGGTTAACTCATATCCAGATTGCGTCTGTTCTTGGTATTAGCAGAACAACTTTATATAAGCATTACAAAGAAGAACTAGATTCTGGCAAGGCTATGTGTATTGGTAGAGTGGCGGAGAATCTTTACAAGATGGCAACAGGAGATATATCATCAAGAAATACACTAGGAGCTTGTATTTTCTATCTAAAAACTCAAGCTAATTGGAGAGAGGTCAATACTATAGAGGTAACAGATGGAAGCGAAAACCAAGCTAAGTTTAGACAGTTGGCAGAAGCAATACAACGAACTAGACTTACAGACGCAGAAAGCAAGTCTACTGTTAACTAAGTGGTATGCAATAGCCAGAGATAAGCAGTTAATAAGAGATGAAGATGATTATAATATTCAGCTTTTTCTTGCTGGAAGGGGATTTGGCAAGACATTAACACTAAGTTATGACGCAACCATTTTCTGTTTACTCAACCCAAACTCTATTGTAGGTGTCGTAGCTCCAACATATTCCGATTTAAAAAAGATAATCTTTCAGGGAGAATCAGGCTTTCTTAATATCATTGATAGAGAGTTATTAGCAAACTCTGGATATAACAAAACCGACAATCAGATTGAATTTTATAATGGTAGTAAGATCATTGGTTTCCCAGCCATTGAGCCAGATAGATTAAGGGGAAACAACTTTCATAGAGCCTATTGTGATGAATTAGCAAGTTGGCGATATGCCACCGAAACTTTTGATAATCTGATGATGGCTTTGCGATTAGGTGAAAGTCCTAAATGTATCATTACCACAACACCTAGACCGATAGAATTAATAAAGCAGTTGGTGGTTAGAGCAGACACCAAAGTCATTAAAGGAAATACTTTTGAAAATGCTGAAAACTTAGCTCCATCAACTATTAAGATGTTAAAAGAACGATATAGTGGAACTAGAATAGGACAGCAAGAGTTATATGGAAAAATCCTGGAAGATATAGAAGGTGCATTATTTAACGCAACAAACATAGATAAAAATAGGGTAGAAATTGCTCCAGAACTCACAAGAATAGTAGTAGCCGTTGATCCAGCCGTAACTTCAAACAAAAATATTTCAGGCAAAAGAGATTCAGATGAAACAGGAATCATTGTTGCTGGTAGAGGTGTTGATAATCATTACTATATTTTAGGCGACTATTCTGGTATTTTTAGTCCAGACATGTGGATTCGAAAGGCGATTGAGTGTTATTATAAATGGGAAGCAGACTTTATTGTGGCAGAAACTAATCAAGGGGGAGATTTGATTGAGAAGTTGTTAAGAGTGCAAGACGCAAATGTTCCTTATAAAGGTGTACACGCAAAACGAGGTAAGATGTTACGAGCAGAGCCAGTAAGTAGTATTTTTGAACAGGATAAAGCTCATATGGTGGGATATTTTAAGGAGTTAGAAGAACAAATGTGTTCATTTACACCTTACACAGTAAAAAGTCCAGACAGGTTAGACGCATGTGTATATGCCATAAGTAGCCTTCAAAATTCTGGCAGAGCAATTTTTAGAATCAGTTGAGGATTATATAATGGGATTATTTGATAGATTCAAAAAACAAACAGAGCAGATTCAGACAAAAGAAGCTCCTAGAGTGCTGTTTAATAAGATACAGGCATATCAAGGCAACAACAATAGAAAGTATAAAGACTATGCCAAAGAAGGCTATCAAGAGAATGCAATCGTCTACAAATGCGTATCAATGATTGCCAACAACGCAAGTGCAGTTAAGATAAAAGTATTTGCTGGAGATAATGAATTAGATAGCCACCCATTAATTTCTTTGCTGGAAAGACCAAATCCTTTGCAATCTGGAGTAGAATATTTTCATTCATTGATAAGTTATCTATTAATATCTGGTAACTCTTACATGATTAAAGATAAAGAAACAACTGCTCCAACAGAATTATATTTGCTTAGACCAGATAGGATTCACATCAAGACAGGAACATCAATGATTCCAGAAGCCTATCAATATAAGCTAGATAATAAGGTAGTAAACTCATATGAGGTTAATCCATTAACAGGTTATTCACAAGTTAAACACATTAAACTCTGGAATCCATTACACGATTTTTTGGGCTTATCTCCAATCGTTGCGTCAGCTTACAACATTGACCAGCACAACTTGGCTGGGTTGCACAATGTAGGATTGTTGAAGAATGGTTGTACTCCATCTGCTATGTTGAAGTTTCAGCCCACAGATGAAACAGGTGCGTCTGCAACTTTGACAGATGACCAGAGAGCCATGTTGCTACAGGACTTGGAAACAAGATTTTCTTCCAGCACAAATGCTGGGCGACCAATGTTGCTTGAGGGCGACTTTGATTATGTTCAAATGGGATTAAATCCAAAAGATATGGATTTTCTTGAATTGATGAATATGTCAGCCAGAGAGATTGCATTGTGTTTTGGTGTACCAGCTCAATTAGTAGGTATTGCAGATCAGACCTATGCCAATGTGGCAGAAGCAAGATTATCATTGTATGAAGAAACCATTATACCTTTATTGCAACGACTAGAATCAGATTTAAACGAATACTTAGCACCTTTATATGATGGCGATTTAAGTATCAAATATGACATAGATTCCATTCCAGCTATGGCAGAGAAAAGAAAACAAATATTTGCTAATGTCAGTCAAGGTGTACAACAAGGCATATTGACCAGAAACGAAGCCAGAGAAAGACTTGGGCTTGAGCCTATAGATGGTGGCGATAGCTTGTTAGTGCCATCAAACTTATTCCCATTAGGCGAGGTAGATGATACTCCACCTGTTCAGCCAGACGAAGATGAAGATGAAGCTAAGTTTTATGAGGAACAGTATAAAGATTTATATGGCTTAGATTCAGAAGAAAAGTGTTATAACCCAAGAAAGAAAAAGCCAAAAACAACTAAAGAAATGCTGGAAGAAGATATTTTTACCACAGAGCAAGAAGCATTGGATAGAGCAAAAGTGATTGGCTGTGAGGGAAGCCATACACACCAAACAGAAGATGGCAAGACTGTATATATGCCATGCACAAGCCACGAAGCCTATCACGACACAATAGGTGTAGATGAAAAGGCTTTATCTGATTTAGA